AGTCAGGCGCCTTCCTGCAGCTCGGGCAGCTCTACCAACTCAAGGCCCTCGTCGGCCGAATGGGTACCAACATCCAGAACGCGGGTTCCTAGGATGCGGCAGGTCACGGTCACCGGCGGCGATCTCTATCATGTCGCCCTCCAATATCTCGGGGACGCCACGCAGTGGAACCGCATCGCCCAAGCCAATCCCAACCCGGCTGGCGGGCCGCCAATGGATACAATTATCAGCGGCGTGGTCACACTCAACATCCCGGCGATGAACCCGCTGGCAGGTGGCGGAATCCTTGTCCTTTGATGTTTTCGACCAGCAAGGCAGCGGGAGCCGCGTCTACCAACCGTTTTCGAGCGTCTTCGTTAACCAGTCCGATATCCTGACGGGTGTCATTGATATCGAGGTCACGAACGCCAGCCACTTCACGGCTGATACCTTCCGGCTCACGGCATCAATAGCCAAGCTGCCGCCCGATCTGACGCCGCTCTATTGGGGCGATTCAGCCGGGGATGAGCTGGAGATATTCGCCGGCGTCGATAGCACCACGGGGCAGACCAATTCGCTGATTTACGGCCAGGTGGACGATGTCGATATAGACTTGGTCAGGCAGACCATGACGTTGTCTGGCAGGGACCTGTCCGCCCGGTTCCTCGACGTGAAGACGGCAGAGCACTTTCAGGATCAGACGGCCAGCAACATCGCTACCACTCTAGCCGCTCGCCACGGGATGAAGGCTTCGGTCACGCCGACCACGCAGCGGGTGGGCGGCTACTACGAATATTACCACTCCCGAATGAACAAGGATCAGTCCGAGTGGGACCTGCTGGTCTTTCTCGCCGAACAGGAGGGATATGACCTGTGGGTGGCGGGCCAGACGCTCTATTTCCAGCCGCCAGTGCCAGCGACGGCTGACCCATATGTTCTGCTCTGGTCAGACGATGGGGCCGGGAATTTCTCGTCTAACATGACCGATATCAGGCTAAAGCGCAGTCAAACGCTCGCCAAAGACGTGATCGTGAAGGTTCAGAGCTGGAATCAGGCTCAGGAAACGGTAATTAAGGCTGAGAATCACCGAAATCAGGCCGATAAAGGCCAAAGAGCTGGCGGAAACGCCCAGATTTACACGTTCTACCCTCCTAATCTTAACAAGGAACAAGCCGACAAATGGGCGGCGGCGAAAGCCGAGGACATCACCAAGCATGAGCGGGTCATCTCCGGCTCACTGCCCGGCGACAACCTTCTGACCAACCGTTCGCTCATCAAACTGGTGGGCACCAACACCGGCTGGGACCAGCTTTACAACATCGACACCGTCACCAGGCGCCTATCCTCCAAGGTCGGTTACACGATGGACTTCCGCGCCAAGAACCACAGCACGCAGAGCACGATCATCATATGATGCATCTGCTCCGCAACCACATGCTGATGGCGGCCGATCAGGCGACAGCGCGGCTGGCTCTCGTTCGGATGGGGACCGTTACAAGCTACGATCCCGACCATTACGCCGCGTGTGTGACACTCCAGCCCGAAGGAATTGAGACAGGGTGGATACCCGTCACGTCGCCATGGGTCGGGAATGGGTGGGGGTTTTATGCGCCGCCATCGATTGGCAGCGTGGTCGAGGTCCATTTCCAGCAGGGCGGCAAGGAAGCCGCGTTCGTTGTCAACCGGTTCTTCAGCACGAAAACTGTGCCGCTCTCTGTTCCATCCGGCGAGTTCTGGTTGGTGCATCAATCTGGGACAACCTTGAAGTTCACGAATGATGGAAACGTTCTGATCGAGGCTGCGAACGATCTCCGGATCGCGGCGAAGAACATTAAGCTGCACGCGACCGAAACATACGCCTTCGATTGCAACGGACAGGGCCAGAAGTGGGACGGCCAAGGAGTCGAGACCTGGCAGGACAATGACGTAACGAAACCCCATCACGATCACGCGCCACCCGAAACACCTGCCTGAGTAGCCCATGCCTGATATCGCGCACGTCTATGGTGGTGACCTTGCGGTCAGCGCCAATGGTGACTTGCTGCTGACTGACAGCGTGGACCTGAGCAATCAACGCATCTTGCGCCGCCTCCTGACGAACCCCGGCGATTACATCTGGCATCCGGAATACGGCGCTGGCCTGCCGAAGATGATCGGTATGCCGATCGACGTTGATAGTGTGAAAGCCATCATCGTCTCGCAGATTTTCCTTGAGGCGACGGTGCAGCGTTCCCCACAGCCGATCATCACCGTCCAATCGTTTCCGAACGGAATGTTTGTCCAAATTACCTACACGGAGGCCGACTCAGGCCAGACCGTGACACTGAGTTTCGACGTCAACCAATAGGTTACATGGCTAGTCTTTCAACTCTCGATTTCACCGCGATCGTTCGCAACACGGTCACGGCTGTCCAATCGCTCGTCTCCGCGCTCATCAATCTCACAATCGGCTCGGTGCTGCGCGCCATTATGGAGGCAAATGCCGCGGTGATCCTCTGGCTTCAAGGCCTCATCACCTATGTGCTGACCCTGACGCGGTTTGCCACCAGCAAGGGCAGCGATGCCGATAGCTGGGGCGCAGATTTCACTTACCCGCGCCTCCCGGCAAAGGCGGCGACTGGCTCGGTGACGTTCTCCCGTTTCACGAACACTGCGCAAGCTGTTGTCCCGTTCAACACGCCACTGCAAACAACCGACGGCACGCAATCGTTCTTCGTCACCGTCGACTCCACCAATGCCGCCTATAACGCGACCCTTGGTGGTTATGTGATCGCCGCGAGCGTTTCGTCAGTGACGGTTCCCGTGCAGGCGGTAAATGCTGGAACTGGTGGCAACGTGCTCGCCAATTCGATCACATCCATCGGCCAGGGCATATCCGGCGTTGATCTCGTCACCAATGCGAGCGCCTTTGAAAACGGCATCGATGCAGAGACTGACGCTGCATATTATGCACGTTTCCCACTGTATCTCGCGTCCCTCTCGAAAGCGACCGATGCCGCCATCAGGTCGGCTGTGGCAAGCGTGCAGCAAGGATTGCAGCTCACCGTCACCGCGAATTACGACTACAACGGCACATACGATCCAGGCTTTTTCTACGTCGTCGTCGATGATGGTTCGGGCACACCTTCCGACATCCTGCTGGGCAGCGTCGGCACAGCCATAAATGCAGTCGTCGCCCTCGGCATTCGCTTCGCGGTCTTCGCACCCATCGTCGTGACTGCCAATGTAGGCATGACGATCACATCGGCCGCAGGCCTTGATCATGCGACGGTCGTTGGTGCCGTCGGTGTCGCGCTTCAGAATTTCATCAACACCTTGCCGCTCGGGGTAGGGTTGCCTTACACGCAGGTCGCCTCGATTGCCTATGGCGTCGCTGGTGTCACGAACGTCTCCGCCGTTTTGCTCAACTCTGGCACGTCTGATCTAGCGGCGACTGCCAAGGAAGTAATCAAGGCTGGAACCGTGAGCGTCGCTTAAAATGGCGACAGGGGATTCACAGGATTTCGCATTTCGCATCAAGGTGAACCTGCCTCAACATTGGTTCGGTGACTCAAGTCCGGTCCTCGACGCGATAATCGCGGGCTTGGCTTCGCCACTCGCTTTCGTCTACTCGCTAATCCAATACGCCAAAAACCAAACACGGATCGGCACCGCCACGGACGGTTTCCTTGATCTGATCTCGTTCGATTATTTCGGTCGTGCGTTACCGCGCAAATCACAGGAACAAGACACGCCGTTTCGTGCCCGCATCCTCGCCAACCTTCTGCGCGAGCGTGGCACTCGAAAGGGCATGATCCTGGCGCTCGAAGCCCTGACTGGCCGCTCGCCATGGATATTCGAACCGGCCCGTCCGTCTGACACCGGAGCGTACAACACAAACACGATGGGATACGGCGTGGCGGGTGGTTACGGCTCCCTGAAGCTGAACGCTCAGGTGTTCATCGTCGCCTTTCGGCCTTCCGGCTCGGGCATCCCCTTCGTGGCTGGCTACGGTGCCAGCTCCGGTGGATACAGCACGCCAAGTCGCGCGTCGTGGACATCGTTGAGCCAGATCGTCGGCTACGTCACCGATGCTGACCTATTTTCTGCTGTCGCCGCGGCCAAGGCCGAAGGCGTCACCGCATGGACTCGGTTATCTAATTGATGCCGTTACGTACTGAGTATAAAATGTCATGAATGCAGAAAAAAGCTTGCAAATCGTGCGGGGAAGAGAAGCTTCTAGCCGAGTTCCACAGGAACAAGAACAGACGTGACGGTCTTAGCTCAGACTGCAAGGTCTGTAGCATTGCTCGGGCGGCTTCGTGGTACTCCGCTAACCGGGAAAGAGCGCGCGAATCTCGCAAGCAGTACTACCGTAACAATCACCAGCGAATGCGGCGACTTCAAAGGATCTATAGAGCAACCAACGCTGATAGGCTGAGCCGTGTTGAGCGAGATTGGAGACGAAGAAACCGAGACCATAAGCGGGCGCTGGACCGTTCATGGGCGGCACGGTTTCCTGACAAGGTAAGGGTATTCAAACGAGTTTCCGAACATCGACGTCGTTCGAAAAAGCTGGCATCTGCGGAAACACACAATGCTAGCGAGATAAATGCGCTTGTTTCCAAGCAGTGCGGTCGCTGTGCGTATTGTCTAACTTCGTTTCGTATTGCCGGATATCACATCGATCACGTTGTGCCTTTGAAGTTGGGTGGCCACAACGGGATTACCAACATCCAATTATTATGCCCGCCCTGCAATACCCGCAAGTCGGCAAAAGATCCGATCAAGTTCAGGCAGGAAAATGGCTTCCTGCTGTAATTTCAGACCTAGGAGACTAAATGGATAGGGCTATCGTCTACGTCGGAGCAATTCCAGAAGACACAGACCTGCTGCTCACGAACAAAAATATCATGATCGCCCTCGGCATGGCGGCTCAAGCAATCCTCGGCACAAGCACCTTAGTTGATGGCCTTGCTTGCACGCCGACAGGCCCCGCATCTCTGGAAGTCATCATCGGCCAGGGGTCTATTTACGCTCAGGAAAACGTGGACGGCACCGCATACGGCTCCCTTGAAGCGGATACCACCCATCAGATCGTCAAGCAGGGGATCAATCTCGGATCGATCAACCTGACCTGCGCGGCTCCGGGCACCGCGGGCCAGTCGATCAATTACCTCATTCAGGTTGCCTATCAGGACTTCGATGCCGGGTCGACCGTTCTACCCTATTATAATGCGGACAATCCCGCGGTTGCCTTCAATGGCCCCAACAACACGGGCACATCTCAAAACACAATCCGCCAAGGCAACTGCGTAATTCAGGCAAAAGCTGGCATCGCGGCCACGACTGGCACCCAGACCACACCATCCGCAGACGCAGGATTCACCGGCCTGTGGGTCGTCACCGTCGCAAACGGCCAGACCGCGATCATGTCAGGCGGTATTGTTGCAGCCTCTGGCGCACCATTCATCACCGAGAAGCTGAATGACAAGATCAGCATCGTGACGGGTGACGCGCGGTATCTTCGGAGCGGTAAGCCAGCCGGGCGTCTGACCCTGACTTCCGGCGCGCCCGTCCTCGCCGCAGATACGACCGGACAGGGGACGATCTATTACACGCCCTATGTCGGCAACAACGTGCCGATCTACAATGGAACGCAGTTTAGCACGACAAGCTTTGCAGAGTTAAGCCAAGCCCTCGATAGCGCTTCGGGCCACACTGGCTATCACCAGTCCGGCAAGATCTTCGATGTGTTTGCGTTCAACAACGGAGGCGTCGTCACCCTCGGCACTGGCCCGGCATGGTCGAGCAACACCTCGCGCGGCACAGGCGCTGGGACAACGCAGTTGCAGAGCATCCTGGGCATTTTCACGAACGCGGTTTCGATCAACCTCAAGACCGATACGACAAGCGCGAGAGTGACCGTTCCTACCAATCAGGCGACATATCTCGGCAGCTTCGTCGCCACTGCGGACGGTCAGACCGGGATGGCATTTACTCCGACACCGGCTTCTGGAGGCACCGCTAACGTACTGGGGCTTTATAATGCCCATAACCGCGTTTCGGTCGCCAGCACATCGATCGACAGCACATCGAATTGGACCTATGCAACTGCCACGACACGCCCGGCGAATGGCAGTTCCAACAATAGCGTGACGTGGTTGGACGGCCTGCAACAGTCCTCGATCAACGCAACCTACGTTTCCGGGGTAGCGATGAGCGGAGGCACCAACGGCCCGGGATCGACCGGGGTTGGCCTTAACAGCACCACGGCCATGTCCGGCATTGCCGCAGATTTCTTTATCGCCGGTTCGATTAGCTGTGACGCTACCATCCCCGCGACGCTGCTGAATCCTCCTCTGCTTGGATTGAACACTGTCACTGCGCTTGAGAATGCCCGGGGCGGTTTGGCCGCGTCGTTCTACGGCAGCGGCTTGATACCTAGCGCCCAAGCCATGGGCCTGACCCTGAAATTGGAGATGTAATCATGAATATCGCTCAATACGTGCACGACAAGGTTTCAGCGGTCTGTCCGATCGACGGCGTTGCTATCAATAATCCCGCCGACAAGTCGGGCTGGCGGATCGATTTCAGCTCTGGCGCAACGTCTGACCAAAAGGCCGCCGCGAACGCAATCATCACCGCACTCGATGCCGCTGCCGTCGCACAGCAGATCCAGCTCGTCGATCCTGCGCTTGCTGCGCTCGCTGAGTCCGACATCGTCGTTCTGCGATGCATGGAAGGTGCGGTGAGCGTCTCAGCCCCGTGGGTCACCTACCGCCATACCCTGCGCTTGATCGCGGCCATGGACCCGTCGGCACCGTCGACGCTCCCCGCCAAACCATCAAGCTATCCGCCCGGTTCGTGATGTCGGGCTCGAAGTCATATGTCGGCCTGACTGGCTGCTTGTGGTTTGACTGTGTAATAGTAGCGCTTTTTATACTTGCGTTATTGCTGCTCGCGGTCGTACTTTCAGGCTGCGAAAATATCGACCACGGTAACATCCCCATCGTGGATTTAAGCATCCCCATTTAACATACAGGAGACAATCATGGGCGCACTTCAGAATCTCGAAAAGGGAAATGTCATCGCAGCGTTGAACGATATCGTCACTTCCATCAAATCAGAATTTACGTCGATTGAGTCAGAATTTCCCGAGCTTGGTACATTCATCAGCCAGTTCGATACCGACTTCGGCAAAGCGGCTTTGACCGCAGGCAAGGCGTTCGTAGCCGATATCAAGGCCGGTACTGTGCCACTGCTTACCGCCGCAGAACAGCTCGTTGAGCAGGTTGGCGTTGACGCCTTCAATATCGCCAAGACTGACGCTTTAGCCATCGCTGGCAACGCGCTTGGTGTTTTGGTGCGCGCACCAGCTCCTGCCGCCGATCCTGTTCAAGATCCCGCTACGGATACAGCTCAGGCCGACACCGCCGGGGCATAACCGATGGGCTACCTCTCGGCGTTCTTCAAGAACTTTCAGCTCTCGAACAGCGTCATTGCTGGCGGTGGCGCAAGCATCCTGATTTACGCCGTGGGGGCCGCTTTGGTGGCATCAAACGTCGTCATCCCCGGCCTCGGCATTCCGCTTACGATGGGCATAGTAGGCATGGCGGCAATCCCGCTCGGTCACCTGGTGACTGCGTTGGTTCCTGACAGCCTCAAACAGCAGGTTGACGCGCTTGGTAAGAAGTTCGGCGCGCAAATCACCGACTTGAAGGTCGTCACACCTCAATTCGACCATTCGTTCCCGAGCGGCAAGAACGGCGCAGTCCAAACGGCGACCGTATCGGTGAGCAATATCAATAAGTAACCCATTCAGCATGGTTTCCTTAGATGGATGATGATGACGTTGAAGTTCCCCAAAACTCAACACGAGACATTGCCGTGAAAGCTCTGACTCACATCCTCCTTCATGAAAGACTCTGCGCGAAGCGTTGGGGCCTTATCCTCAAAATTTCGATCGGCACACTCGGCTTGCTCGGGATGCAGGTCGTATTGAAGCTGTTCGAGTTCGTGCATCTCGGGCCGCCAACGTGAGTATGTGGTGGCTGGTTCCGATCGCGGTTCTCGCTCTACCAATCCTCGGCCTCGCGCTTCTCCTCCTGTGGAGCATGGCCGAGGTGCTGCTTGATCGCTTTCACGACGACGGTGACGCATGGCGATAGAAACGCGGGGTATGAGCCTCAGTAACCCCATGAACCTCGAAGAAAATTCGATCAACTGGCAGGGTCAGATCAAGCCGACCTCAGACCCCAAACATTTCCTCGCACAATTCGCCACGATCGAATATGGCCTGCGCGCGGGTGTCAAAGATCTCGTCAATCAACAACGCATCCACGGCCGCCGGACGTGGCGCACGATCATCGAGGAATATGCGCCATCAAATGAAAACGACACATCCGAATACATCAAATGGATGTGCGACGGAACTGGCGTTGGGCCGGACGATGAATTTGACCTGACGCAATCATCATTTCTCAGTCTCTCTGTGAGCCGCGTCATCCGGATGGAGCAGGGCTACGATGCGTGCACACCTGACGCCATTAACCTGGCTGTAAACGATGTGTTGTCGGTGGCAGCGTGATCGAAAACTTACTCTGGCACCTCGGCATGCTGAAACCGCGAAAGATCAAGCCATCATGCACTGGCGATCATGCGCAAGTCATCACCAACCTCAAAAGCGCGCTGACTTATTACTCGCATGAGGAAAAATGGGGCGTCATCGCAAGGGATGCCCTGAAGGACGCCAAAAATGCCGGGTTCTGATTGAAGGAAAGAGACACCCATGAACCCCATCGAATGACCGCCAGAATTATAAAGCTCTCCGAGCACATGAAACCGCCAGCCCAACACCAAGCTCAGTTACAGCTTGATTTGTTGGGCGGTCTTTTTGTAGTTTCGACGGTATTAGCAACGATATGTGTATTTACTTGGCTTGACTATTTGAGGCGCGCCTATGGACGGACCAGTACCTAGAGAAGATGTTTACACCAGGGTCAGCAACAAGCTGATCGAGTTCATCG